TTGTACTCCTCCACGCGCTTGTTCAAACGCTCAATGCGGTTCACGTTGTAGTCCACGATTGACTGGGTGTACTCCACCGCAGTCTCTGCTTCTAGCTTAGCCAAGTGGGCTTCTGCCAACTCGGTGGCGATCACCTCCAAGGGGCTGGGCTTGCGGAATGGGTCTTTGAATAGTTCACGTAGTCCTATGCGGCGCATCATGGTGTCTCCTTACTTGAATAAGTTGTTGAGCGCATCGCGCAGTTCTTTGGCCTGATAAATGGTCAAGTTCTTGATGATGCGGTCTACGTCATAGTTGGTCGTGATGATGGCTGTCCTTGGCGCGGGTGCCTCTACCTTGACCTTTGCAGGTTTCTTGTCCGCCATTACCCTGCGAAATTTGGCCTTGAGCGGCGTGTACTCAGGGAAGTTGGCATACAGCATACCGCCCTCCTCACGTACCAAACGCTGCCTAATCATCTGCGAGATAAGGGTCGAGGTTGATGTAGCTTTGTACCCCAAGGTTTCCAGCTTGGCCACTGCACCCCTGCGCATGATGCCGGGGTTGTCCCTGACCATATTGAACGTGCTGCGGGTCACGTTGTTGGTTGGTTGGAACCGTTGCTTGCCCTTGGGTTCTTCCCATGCAGCAATTGCAGCTTCCAATTTTTCTTTAAGCAAGGTCATCGAGTTGTTCTCCAAGTTCTATAAGTTCATTTTGCAAATCTTCAATCTCACGTATGCGCATGTCCAGCCTTTCGGCCAGTAGCTCCAGTAGTTTGTCTTTCTTAAGTAGCATGTCTACTTCATGCAGTAACTCCCTATCGGTCATGTTGTCAAAGATCATGGCTAAACCTCACTAGGTTATTGTTGTCGTCCGTCTCAAACCACAGGATGTGTTTTGGTGGTTGGTTTCTGATAACGGGGAGCTTCCCCGCTACCCGTGCTACGTCTAATATGGTAAGTAACCAATCAGGACGCATATCTAACCGATATAAGGAAGTGAAAGGCTTAGACGCAAACCTATCATATTCATACGCGGTCAGTCGAAACATGTCGTCCTGTTCTTCGTATCTATACTCCATCAGTTCCCCAATCAAAAAACATAAGATATCCCGACATCCTTACGCGGCACTTACTACAAATTTCCATGTGAATGCTTCTTTCTTTTTACGTTTGTATACACGGCGAACGCCTCGTCAGCACTACCAAAATATCCAAGGTGTGTAGGCTTACCCTGCACCCTAATTTGTGCCTGCCAGAGCTGCCTACCTTTATGCCAACTGACTCCTATGTAGGGGTTCCCCCCTTGCGGTGTTCGTCGGTTTTGTTGGTTCTCTTGGTTGGTTGCCAGCCGTAAGTTGGTTACGCGGTTGTCGTGCTTGATGCCGTTTATATGGTCAAGCATGTGCGGAGGCCAGCTACCGTACACATAGCACCATGCCAGCCTATGTGCTTGGTATAACTTCCGGTCAATTTTTATTTGCTGGTACCCCCGGTTATCAGACCCGGCACGGGTTCCTCCAACGCGGTTAGATACCGTATGCCGCCACGTAAAAATCCCCGTGGTAGAGTTGTAATCTAAGAGTTCCCGCAAGCGGGTAAAATCTAAAGTGCTCATCTGTCGTACCTTTCATACGATGGTTTGGGAAGTGACGGCATGGGGCTGCAACCCTATGCCGTTGCGATATTATAGATTTACTCTGCGCCCCAATCAAATGCAGACAGGATGTCATCAACTTTTTGTTTGACCAGTACACGAGTACCATCTTCCTCCCGCAACTCTTTCGGCGATACCCCGGATAGCACATCTTGTAATCGCCTACGTGCTTTCTCCAACTCAGGGTCGTTGGTCACGTTCATGGCGGTCAGCAAGTCACACAACTCCACGGCACCAGTCACCAAGGTATCGTGGAACTTACGCTTCTCCCCGTCCTCCTCCACAGTCAGGCGGTCACTCAGCTTGGTCAGGGCACTGTGCAGCCGAGTCCATGAGTCCTGCGTAGCCGATGCCAACTGCTCACCTAGCTTGCGCTCGTACTGCTCCATAAGTTCCCGCTGTACTTCGCTCTCAACATCTAACCGGAAGTCGCCCGATGTAGGTAGTGGGACAAACCCTATGTCCATTCGGAACCTACGCGCCACCTGAGTAGTGTCGGGGTACTCTTGGCGGTCAAACAACGTACCCAACTGGAACGCAGCAGCCGCCACCAGCGTGTCGTACTTAGCAAGGAACGCATCGACCAGTAACTGAAACTCAGCTTGATACCGGTTCATCTCTGCCTTGTAGTCCAGCAGGGTCGCAGTGGGCAATAGCCTTGCGCCACGGTCATTCCACGGCAGGGTCAGGCGGTAGTGCTCAGCCCTAGCCCGTGCTTGGAACTTGGTGATAGCTTCCAACTCTCTGCACTCCGCAAACAGGTTCTTGTACACCGATGCAGCCTTAGATGAACCTGAGCCCTTGGCGGTAGTTACCTCGGCTTGCGTAGCCCTGTCCTGCTTACGTCCTGAGTAGGTTGAGATGTTAAGGTCAACGAGCATAGCAGCCCGTGCAACACCAGCGATGTGTGTATTAGTCATGTTAATTCTCCAAAGTTCTAATGATTAGAAGTTTCATTTGTTTATTCCTTGCGTGAATTTCAGCGTGTCATAGTAATCCTCGTTAACACACAGCACATTGAGCCAGCCGCGTGTTGGTACCTTCTTAATTACGTCTATGTAATGCAAGGAATCCCCATGCGTACCTTGGTTAGCGCCTATGTACTTCTCCTCCATAAACTCGCAATCCGCTAGCACCGCACTTAGTTGTGCTAGTTGAGTATCATCTAACAGTACTTTCTTATCGCTCACACTAATTGCATACTTCATCTTCGTTCTCCTCAAAAGTTATTTCATTACACTCACACGACTCGATAAACGATTCCTCGGATGTCAGGTGCTCATACGCGTCACGTAGCTCCCGGTACAACTTACGGCAACGCTCACTTACCCACTTCTGTATGGCATCCTCAAGGTTCGCCATGTCGCATTGCTCCTCAACTAATTCATCCCATGCCTCACGGTCTAGGTGCTTGAATATCCCCGATGGGTAGGTGTTACCTACTACTGCATGCTCAAGGTTCACACGAGCGTTCCCCCTATGGCTTGTAGATACAGTCGCGTACTCTCGGTAGTCATCCATTGCTACGTACAGCGCGGGATACTTAACGTCATACCCTTGGGCTTGCATCCACTCAACCACATCTATCTGCCCGTTGAAAGCAGCGTAGTCACTCTGCGAATACCCTAGGTTAAATTGGATGGTTTCTACCGTAATGCCATACTCAGCGCAGTCAGCTTTCAAACCCTCTTGTACATACTCCCACCAGTCGTAATCAAGGGCATACTCGCGCCACTTGGCGTGCTCTTTCTCGAACCGCTCAGGGTCGTTAGCTTTCAATTCAAGTGCATTCATTCTGCGTTCTCCTTAATGTGGTACACAGTTATCAATCCATCAAACGCTTCCTTAGCTTCTGCCTTAGTGCGAAAGATGTTGTTAAAGAATACGTCCAAGCCCAATGGGCCACGGACGCTCGGGCTAATGGATAGCATCCACCCATCGTTGAATGGTTGTAACCAGCACATGACCCCGAACTCGGGGTGGTGATACACAGAATCCTCAATCCACTCGCCTTTCATCGGTGTCCCCTAACTATTGCTGTTTGCGTACCTAAGTAATACTCGCCAGTCATTGACTGATGGTGGTCAATATCGCCCGAATCCTCGCCCACACGTATAAATTCGATGGCGATACCTTCAAACTCATCGGCTTCAATTCGGTCACGCATATCTTCAAAGGCCTTAACCTCGACGTAATCCCCATACCATTTCACATCAGGTATGTCGAACTCCAATATGCACCCCTCGTCAATCCACTCCATTAACGAACCCCACTCTTTCACCACATCCTTGAACGTAGTAGCCATGAGAGTTTTAAGTAACGCATACTTCTCTTCTCTGTTTACGCTTTCCCCAGTAAGTAAACGATTAGCTGGATAGATGATGCACACAACATCACTGCGGTTGCCCATGTCACACCTCCAATTGAATAGTCGTACCGAACGGCGCTTTGATATCGGATGTCACCGCCCACAATGTAGGCACATCACTACGCCCCCAGTCACCTACGTAGCCATCGGTAAACTGCACGATGGCCTGCGGAGTAATGCGCTTCTTGCGTAAGTAGTTGAACAACACAGCACCATCGGTGCCGCCACCGCCCTTGGGCTTGAGGTCTTGCACAGCGAACTGCCCATCCTCGAACGTCTGATGCCCTGCCACTGCCGTGTCCCAATAGATAACGTGAACCTTATGCGGCTTGACATCACTGATGATGGTCGTTATCTCGGACACGAACCTAGTCATCTCATCACCACCGAAGCACGAGCCCGATGTGTCGAACCCAATGACCAACTCGCTCATGGTGGTGCCCAGCATGGTAGGCATGTAGATGTCCTCGCTGATGAACCTACGGTTAGGCCGAGCCCACGACGACTCATCACGTCCGCTGCACGTCTCTTGCACAAACTCACGCAACGCCTTGCGCCAGTCAATCTTGGGTGCGAGTAAGTCACCGAACACACCATCCGAACCATCGGCACCCTCTTTGGACAGACGCTTACGCAGCATCTCGCCTTGACGTATGGCACGTTGAATCTCGTTGGCTTGCTCTTGCTCAGCAGCAGGGTCGTTATTAGCTGCGTTACCCTCCCAGTCATGGTCGTCCATGCTGCCGCCACCGCTGCCGTTCTCAGGGTCTTTCATGAGGTCATTGAATATCTGCAACACCGACCAGCCACGATACTCAGGCTTAGGTTGGATGCCACTCTTGCTCGGCATCTCGATAAAGCCCTCACCGTCATCGGTGTCCACCAGTGCGCCGTTGACAAAGTAGTCAGCCGCCACGTTAGCTAGCTGGGCATTGATGTTGTGCAATGACTTCCACACAGCCATGTGCCGATACGCTTTGTGTGTCGCCTCGTGCAGTACAAGAAACCGCAACTCAGGGTCGGTAGGCATGTTCGCTTCGATGAAGTCAGGGTTGTACAAAACGTCCCACCCATCGGTAGCTGCGGTAGGTACTGATGTAGTCACCTCGACTTTGCCACACGCAATCACACCGCTGTACGCACAGAACTTCTTGTGCTGCATGATGGCGATGTGTGCTTTCTTGATACGGTTACTTACGTCCATGTTTTTTCTCCAAAGTTCTAAGGGTTAGAAGTTTCAAGTAGTTGTTGGGTTTGTGTGCAGCCCCGATACGTCCGGGGTGCCAGTCTTTATGTAAGCGCACAATCGTGCGCCCGTCACTTGTGCGTTCCGTTATCAACATCAAAATACTCCTCTTGTTGTTTCATGATTGCCATGGCCGCGTCGGAGAACGTCTGCGTCACCTCCAGCAGTTGCTTCAGGTCTGTCTGTGCTTGCGTAAGAATGCCGAACGACTGCATGTAAGCCATGTCCCTCATGATGGCCTTGATGATGTTAGGTTTTGTGAGCATGGTTTTGCGCACCACCTCTATGGCTTCGCGTTCGGCGATTGTGTATTTGGTTGTCATAGTCATCCTTAGAAGAACTTACCGAGCTTGGCGGCGGCAGTAGTAAACGAACGGTTACGGCATGCCATACCTACCTTGGCGTTATTGGTAGCCAGCGACATAACGAACAGCGCATGCGCCTCGAACGACTCCGCACTCATACGATGGGCATACTCCATCACCGCGTCCATCGTGTCCTCGGTCACTTTGCCAGCCAGCATGAAGGCCATGAGGAACAGAGCCCCGGCAGTCTTGGGCACCTTGGTCGTGCTAGGTGATAGGCATATAGCCTTGAACGATGGCAACTGGTCAGCCATGTTGATAATCGCGTCCATCTGCCGAGCCGCCGACTCACCGATAGTGCCCGCCAGTGCAGGCAGGGTAGCATCCCCTAGCACCGCACGTTGACTGATGATGTTGCCCGCCTTGACCAGCGAACGGGGCGAACAGAATGCCTTAGTGTTGCCAGTCATTGGGTTGAAGATGTACGGGTTCTTGGTCTTGGCATCGAGGTCGGTGTAGCAGTCGAATATCTCAGGCGTCTGATGTGCAAACGCCATAATCTCAGGCGCTACGTTGTTACCCGCAGCCCATTGCAGCCACTCTTCGGAAGTAGGGTTAGCCATTGTTACCACGGTCATACGATTGAACGCATGTGCAGGGATGTTGTCGCCCACGCCATCGGTATCTAGGTTAGTAGTACCGAACACAATCGAACCCTTGGGTAACTTAACGTCACCGATGCGATGCTCTAACACAACCGGCAGCAGCATGTTCATGACAGGGCGGGACGCTTTACCTAGTTCGTCAAGCATAAGCACGACAGGCTTGGTCTGATTCTTACTGACACCGAAGCGCACGTTGGGTGCGTAGCTAGTGGTCATGGTCTCACGGTCAATGACCGGCATTCCAAGGTCGCCGAGGTCTAGGTTAGCTACGTCGATATAGCAGAAGTGATGGGTAGGCAGGGATGAACGCAGGGATTTGAATACATCGGACTTGCCGATGCCGGGTTGCCCCCGCAGCAGGATGGTGTTGTTAGCACCGATGGACTGAATGAGCGTAGCGGATTGAGAATGATTGACTTTCATGATGTGTCCTAAAAATAAATAGAAGTTCTAAGGGTTAGAAGTTTGAGAGGATAAATGGTATGGCTTACTTGATGCTTACTACCTCCGTGCTTACTGTGTTGTACATACTGCGTTTGCAGTCGGACATGATGCGTGACCAGCAGGTTTGGGCGCTGCCTACCTCTACCCATCCCCGTTTACCCCCAATACCTAACCACCGCTGTTCGTACTTGTACTTGGCGATGATGTGGGGCCAGTCTGCGGCATGCTCGGGGTCTGTCAGGATGTCACTTAATCTGCGGTGCTGGACTACGAGAACAAGTCTGTAAGTTGGCTGCACCGTGGCGTACAACAACTTGAACATGTCCTTGAACCCCGATGCCTCGACTGCATCCATGAATTCTTTGGACTCTGCCTTGTCGATACGCCGCGCCTCGAACGGGCGCAACGGGGTGATGACCTTGCCCTCGCCGTCCATCGTAATCCCATCATAGTACTTGACCATGGTGCCATATCGGGTGCGCAGCACCGTCTGACTCAGGCTCATGATGCTACGGTTAAACACCGAGTAGTGGAACGGCATAAACAATGCCGCGTCCCGCAGTGCCATCGCAGTGGTGGACTTTGCTACCCACCCGTTGCAATCAATCATCACGCGCCCATCGGGGTAAGCCCGCACAATGTCCGTGTTGTGGAATCTGATAGCCATGAATTGACTGCGCTGCACTACGCGGTGATGGCTACGTCCGCGCTTTGACTTGTCGGCAGGGGCATCGCCCTTGTATTGCCCACGAGTGTATTGGTGGGTGTCTAAGTGGTATTCGAGTTTGTCATACGTGTTCATAATGTTTCCTTAATTGTCTACACAAATGTTCTAATGGTTAGAGGTTTAGCCTTCACGGCTCGGTTGGTCTAGTTCATACGGCAGTTCGTATATGTCACTGAGCGTCCAGTCGGCAACGCCGTCAGATACCGACCCGCTCTCAACCCTCTCCCATGCTAGGGTCTCGGCTTGCTCGGGCGTGTCAGCTTCAATGGTCAGGTCAACATACGATAGGCGCTTGAGTTCTACGATATAGGTTGTCATTTCAGCTTCCTTAACCAGCGGCGTATCGTGCTGGGGTGTTTCTTTGCTTGACGGGCAATCTCTTTGACTGGTACTCCCGCAGAATGAAGGTTGTGTACCGCTAATAGGGCACATATTTTTTCATAGGTCATGATGTCAGTTCCTCTGGTACATCTACCTCGACACCCAGCTCGCTGGCAACGTAGCATCGCATTGCTGCGATAAGGGGTGTTTGCCCCCCACTTAAATAACCCTGCCAATGCCCGTCGCCTTTTCTGGCTTGCCACGTATCTTCCCAATCCTCGCCGATATGAATAACCGTGATTCCTTCGCGCTCAATAATCGGCCCGCCTTGTGCCCAGTCGGTTGATGGTGTGTAAACCGTGCCAAGACTGGAAGGGTGAACTTTTAGCTGCCCACGGTATATTTGCAAATTCCCACCGTGAATGGCTAGCAACCCCTCGCACTTCGCCACCGCCCAATCAAGAGCGGTTCCTGTTAGTTCATTGGTTTTCATTTCAGTCCTTCAGGTAGTTCTACGTTATCCCCGAGCTTGCTGGCTACGTAGCAGCGCATAGCTGCGATCAGGGGTGTGGGGCCGCTTACCATGTGGCGCGGTTCATCATCGTAGTTTTGTTTTGTCCACGACAACCATACGCCTGCGGAATCAATGTCAAGGCACAGCTTCTCCCGCTCAATGATTGACCCACCTTGTGACCAGTCGGTTGAGTAGTTCGCAGGTGCGCCAAAATCGTTGGCGTCTACGACTAGTAGTGAGCCGCCGTAACCTTCCCTGACATTCATACCCGCTTCTTTCTCACACTTCGCTACTGCCCAATCAAGAGCGGCTCCGGTTAGTTCATTTGTTTTCATGGTAGTTTCCTTGGTTTAAATAAATAGTCACGATGTACCCTGCACACATCCCGCCCCATATCAGGGCTAGATTGAACAGCCAGCCTTCTTGGCCCCAGCCCACCATGATGGATACTGCGGCGCACACGGCAATGGCTATGTCTGCAAGGGTTTGGGATTTGGTTGTCTGATACTCGGTCATATAGTTTCCTTAAGTTCTAATGGTTAGAAGATAGCGGCTGCTATCGAATAGGGCACAGAATGCCCTATACGCTAGGCCCTCTGGTATTGAGGGCTGTTGCCCCAGCTAGGTGCTGGTGGACTACGATAGGGTTTGTCGTTCACGCTTATTCCCCGTGAGGGGTTCGTGTTCCTAGTGCGGTATCAATCGTCGTCTTATGTGCCCCCGTATATGTAAGTGGTAGGCGTTGTCCGACCCGATACTCTCCGCACGTTAGGGTTCGCAGGGGATTAGCCTGAGAAGCCCGCCCATTTAAGTAGTTAACGTCTGTATTGCATGCAGCTATCGCCCACCTGACCTCGGCCTATGGGGCTACACCGTTGCATGCAGGGACTGGCTACCCTACGCCTATTCACTCAGGGAGATATCGCAAAGCCTGCCTCAGGTCTCATTCCTTCTATGTAGTTTCCGGTCGCAATGACCAGCGGCGGTTTGTTTGAGTCCGATAAGTTCTAATGGTTAGAACTTACCAAACATAGCCAATAAATTTTTAAAGAGCAGGCACCGAATGTAGGTAGGGGGTTGCCGTGATTGGAGCGATATCCAAGTCGAGGGGTCTATTCTAGCAGATTGCAGGGGGTTTGTCAAGTGTTTAGATAACTAATTCTGGAGCGTTTTAGGGGTAATAACCATGATGGTGGTAGGGTTTGTTACGCATGTTACAAGGAAATGGGGCTTGTTACAAAAATGGCTGTAACGGGAATCGCCTTATAAATCAACGACTTAGAATTTGGAAAATTGCTTGTTACGGCTGTTACGGGGTTTTAGGGTATAAACGCCCCCATCCGCCCTAATATGTCCGCGAATCACCAAAACGGTGCATTTTCATCGCTCCATATTTAGTTTTCTGTAAGTGGGTGCGGACAGATTGAATTTTTGAAAAAAGGCCTAAAAAGCCTGTAACACCTGTAACAACAATAAAATATATATATTATATCTCTCTCTCTCTCTGTAACTCATTGATTTGTATAGGCACTTGCATGCATTCCTTGTTACAAGCAGTTTTGTAACATGTCAAGTATTTTTGTAACACGTGTAACAAACCCTACTGCCATCATGGTAATTCTAATTGTTAGAAGTTTGCCTGTAACAAGTTTCGTAACACGCGTAACAAGTTTTGTAACCAGCCCCGCCCGCGCGGCAACTATGACGCGCCAATGTTCTAATCGTTAGAAGTTTCGTCGCCACGAAGGGTTCCCCCTGCCAGCCCCGCCCGATGCCCTCGCTCGCCCGCTCGCCCGCTCGCCCGCTCGCCCGCTCGCCCGCAGTCGCACTACTATGACGCCATCCGCACGGATAGTGCGGAAATCAACGGGCGCAAAAAAGCCCGCCGAAGCGGGCTCGATGGTAAGGGTAAACCCTTATTCGATTTCTTTGAAGGCATCCAATGATTCAATACACTGGTCAAGCACGCATGCCGCAAATTCAGTCAACCCAAGCAAACGGGCTTGTTTGATAGCCTTGGACAATGTTTTATCTAATTCGGCGCGTGTAGTGCTTTCCACTTTTCCGGCCTTGGGGGTTGCAGTGGCTTTGCTCGCGCCTTCGGCTTTTTTGGTAGCGGCTTTTTCGTTTATCAAACTGCGCGAGAATGGCACGCCATTTTCAAACGCAAGCCAAAAGCAGGATTGATACTGCGCAGCGGATTTTGCCTTGATGTAGTCCTTTTCTACCAAGGCCGCGAACAATTCGGCTATCTGCGCACGCGCAGGGTTTGAACGGGCATTACCCTTTAAGAATTCGGCCTTAGGTTTATCGGCATTAACAACCATGGTATCTAATACCAATTGAACGGCTTTGTCCTGAATAGCGATAATTTTCGCACCGGTAGTAACGGCAAGGTTATGGGCTTTGCCGAATGCTGCAATAGTAGCGGCAGAAATGTCCGAAGGGATAAATACGGTTTTCATTTTGAGCTTTCATTAAGTATGGCGAATTTGCCATAGCCCGATTATATCTATTCCATTAGAATTAATCAAACGTCTAACCATTAGACGCCAGCCCCGCTGACCCACCCCATCCCCACCCGCCCAATCTGTAATGGGACTCCGCCGTGCGCTATTACACTGAGTGATCGACAAACGAACCACAATCCCACAGAAACTACTGTATGCCTATACAGTACCCCCACCCCCCTCAAAATAGGAGACCCCCCGGTACAAAAATAAAAGCCTACCCCCAAAAAATATCGCATATACTCCGCCCAACTTAGGCTGCGTCAACTCGCCATGTACACTGTATCTGTAGATTACGATATCCCCGTTGCGGATTTTCTCCCAACTTTTGAGTCTCTGGAAGACAGGGTGGCTGCTGCCATTGCGTCTTTGGTCGATACTGACTCGATACCCCAAGAAGTTTCTAAGCGTGAGCAAGAAGTATCCCGCGACATATTTGCTGGACACCAGCGGGCCTCCGACGAAGACCTAGCCCGCCCCGGAGTAGTTGCCCACCTTGCTGGGCTCTTGCAAGAGTACGACCATGTGGTGGTCAAGTCTGCGGTACAACTGCGTACCTATATAACAAACAAGTTAATCCTTGACTCGGACAATGCTGACCCGCGTATTCGCCTGAAGGCGTTGGAGATGTTGGGCAAAATCAGTGATGTCGGGCTGTTCACGGACAAGTCAGAAATCACCATGCGCCACCGGCCAACGGAAGAACTGGAGCAACTCCTGCGGGAGCGGCTTACTCGGGTGGTTGAGGCGGGGGAGTTTGACCCGACGCCCAGATCATCGCCCATGCGATTAGATATTACAGAGGTCGTGGGGTAATGGAGCTATCCAAAGCGATGATCGAGAAGATCATCAGGAACATGCCGCACAATGAAGCGGCAGAACTACTGGTTATGTTTGACGAGATTGAGGAGCGCAAGCGGGTGCAGATGGCCCGTGATGACTTCCTTGCGTTTATTGCGGCTATCGACAAACCGTATAAATTTGGTACTCACCTAAAACGCCTAGGTTCCCTGCTCATGGATGTGGAGCAGGACATAAAAAGTAGGATCGCGGTGTCGATGGCACCCCGTATGGGTAAGTCCCAGATGATTTCTATCTACTACCCGGCATGGTATTTGGGTCGGCACCCTGACCATAAGGTGATTGTGGCCTCCCACACGGCTGATTTGGCGTTGGTGATGGCCCGCAAGGTGCGAAATCTGATTAATACGCCTGAGTACAAGGCTATTTTCCCGGCAACTGCCATTGCATCAGACGCCAAGGCGGCGGGACAGTGGAACACCACCCGTGGGGGCGAGTATTTCTCTATTGGAGTGGGGGGTGCGCTGGCCGGACGGGGTGCTAACCTCATAATTGCAGACGATCCGCTGTCCGAACAGGACATTAAGTCGGGCAATACCACCTCATTGGACGCTACATACGAGTGGTTTAGTGCGGGCCTGCGTACTCGCCTCATGCCTAACGGGAAAATATGCGTTTTGCACACGCGCTGGCACCAGCGGGACTTGATTGGGCGGCTTTTAAAGGATTCTGCGGTCAACGAGGGCGGCGATGTCTACGAAGCCTTTGAATTTCCTGCGATTCTTAACGAAAACACCGAAAACGAGAAGTCAATATGGCCTGAGCAGTGGTCAATTGAGTCTTTGCAGCAAACTCGGGCGTCGATGCACCACATTATGTGGCAGTGGTATGCGCAATATCAGCAGAACCCCACCGCGTCGGAGGCTGCGATCATTAAGCGGGAGTGGATTAAATGGTGGGGGAAGAAAGACCCGCCGACAATCGACTTTATTGTGCAGTCCTACGATACCGCCCTTACTACTAATAACCGGTCAGACTATTCCGTGTGCCATACGTGGGGTACGTGGACAAGCGAGGAGGACAACAGTAATAATGTGATCCTGCTTAACTCGGTCAAGGGTAAGTACGAGTTCCCTGAGCTGAAAATCATGGCCCATGAACAGTTTGCCAACTGGGAGCCGGACAGTGTGATCGTGGAGGCTAAGGCCAGCGGACAGCCGCTTATCGACGAGATGCGCCGATCAGGTATTTTTGTGCAGGATTTTAGTCCGGGGAAAGGACAGGATAAGATCGCACGGTTGAACTCCGTGGCGGACATGTTTGCCTCCGGGCATGTGTGGTTTCCCGAGACTAGCTGGGCAGCAACCACAGTAGAAGAAATACTAGCGTTTCCTGCTGGGGAACATGACGACGAGGTTGACACCATGACGTTGGCGCTAATACGTATTCGTAAGGGTGGACTACTTACCATGAAGAGCGATCCCGAAGACGAACAGTTTTTCCGTAGTAACCGTCGCCCTGCGTATTATTAGGAACACTTTTAAGGAATTAATATGGCTACCAATAGCATGAGCCCTTCCCTGTACCAAGCCCCGATGGGCATTGACGAAGGCGTTGACGACCCAATTGAGATTGAGGTGGAGAATCCTGATAGCGTTAAGATTAATACTGGGGGTATGGAGATTGAGATTCTGCCCCACGGTGAGGGCGAGTTTGACGAGAACTTAGCTGAAGTCATGGAAGAGAGCGAGTTGCAACTACTCGGCTCTGAGCTTATTGAATTGATTGACGCCGATATCCAGTCACGCAAAGACTGGGTTGAGATGTATGTCAAGGGGCTGGAAGTCCTTGGTATGAACTACGAAGAGCGCACTGAGCCGTGGAACGGTGCATGCGGGGTGTTCTCCACCATACTTACTGAAGCGGCTATCAGGTTCCAGTCAGAAACCATCACCGAAAGTTTCCCAGCGCAGGGCCCAGTTAAGACACAGATTATTGGGGAAGACACCCCCGAGACGGCAGAAGCTGCGGATCGTGTCCGGGAGGACATGAACTACCAGTTGACTGAGGAGATGCCTGAATACCGGCCCGAGCATGAACGCATGCTGTACAACCTTGGCTTGGCAGGCGCGGCGTTTAAGAAAGTGTACTTCGACCCAGCGTTGGGGCGTCAGACAGCGATGTTTATCCCAGCCGAAGACCTCATCATCCCGTATGGCGCGTCCAGTGCGCAGACTGCGGAGCGTGTTACGCACCTCATGCGTAAGACCAAGAATGAGATTAAACGCCTACAGGTGGCGGGCTTCTACAGGGACGTTGAGCTTGGTGAGCCGGACAATACTCACACTGATGTAGAAAAGAAAAAAGCTGAAGGGCAAGGCTACTCCCTGACCGATGATGACCGGTACCAAGTTTATGAAGTCCACGTTGACTACGACATGCCGGGGTACGAGGACAAGGACGGGGTGGCGCGTCCGTATGTGGTCACTATTGACCGTAGTAGCACCGAGATTCTGGCTATACGCCGTAACTGGGAAGAGGACGACAAGTTAAAACTAAAGCGCCAGCACTTCGTACAGTACACCTACGTACCGGGGTTTGGGGCCTACGGCCTTGGGTTGATCCATTTGATCGGCGGCTATGCACGCGCAGGCACTTCCCTAATTCGTCAGTTGGTAGATGCGGGCACGCTGAGTAACCTGCCCGGAGGGATGAAAGCCCGAGGGCTTCGGGTCAAGGGTGACGATACGCCTATTGCACCGGGCGAGTTCCGGGACGTTGACGTTGCATCAGGGTCAATCCGTGACAACATCATGCCGCTTCCGTATAAAGAACCGTCGCAAGTTCTGGCGGCGCTGCTTAACCAAATCACCGAAGAAGGTCGCCGTCTAGGGTCGATTGCTGATTTGAATATCAGCGACATGGGTGCGAACGCTCCGGTAGGTACGACTCTGGCGTTGTTGGAGCGCCAGCTTAAGACCATGAGCGCGGTGCAGGCGCGGGTTCACTACTCGATGAAGCAGGAGTTCAAGCTGCTCAAGGCGCTGATCCGTGACCATACGCCGCAAGAGTACAAATACAAGCCCGAAGGCGGGAACCGTAAAGCTAAGCAGTCGGACTACGACTTGGTTGAGATTATCCCGGTCAGTGATCCCAACAGCAGCACAATGGCGCAGCGGATCATGCAGTATCAGGCGATTACCCAACTGTCTGCTCAGGCTCCCAATATTTACAACCTACCGTACCTACATCGCCAGATGATTGAGGTGTTGGGGGTTAAGAACGCCGACAAGATCGTGCCTATTGAGGACGACCAGAAGCCGCGTGATCCGATCAGCGAGAACATGGCCTTCCTTAAGGGTAAGCCTACGCAAGCGTTTATCTACCAAGACCATGAGGCCCATATCGCGGTGCATTCGACATTCATGCAAGACCCGATGATAGCCGCGCAGATCGGTCAGAGCCCGATGGCCCAGCAGATGCAGGCGGCAATTCAGGCTCATATTGCAGAACACCTCGGGTTCCTGTACAGGTCTAAGATTGAGGAGCGCCTTGGGGCCCCGTTGCCTAAGCCGGACGTTGAGCTTCCACCTCAGTTGGAGGTCGAGTTGTCACGCGCTGTGGCGCAGGCATCGCAGCAGTTGTTGCAGATGAATAAATCTCAAGCGGCTCAGGCTCAAGCCCAGCAGCAGATGCAAGACCCGATCATCCAGATGCAGATGCAAGAAATTCAAATTAAGAAGCAGGAAGCTGACAGTAAAGCTAGGAAAATCGACGCGGACATAGCACTTGCTCAAGCCCGCTTGGCTTTGGATGCGGACAAGAGCGGCATCGACCCAATGCAGATTGAGCGGGAAGCAATGCAGGCTGAGCAGATGCACCAGCAACAGCTTCAGATTAATGCTCAAAAAGCAGCCCAAGCCCAACAGCAACAGGCCCAAGCCCAACAGCAACAGGCCCAGCTACATCAACAGGGCATGATGCACAAGGATCAAATGCAGCAACAGAAACTGGCAGCGGGGGGTAGTGTAAATGAGCAATGACGCAATGAGCCTGCTGATTAAGCAGATGGATGAGGACATCCAGCAGTTATCCCAAGTTGTTTCGGATGGAGCCGCTACAGATTTTTCGGAGTATAAATATTTGTGTGGGCAGGTGCTAGGGTTAACCCGAGCGATGAATTATGTAAAAGCTATGGAGCAACGCCTGCAAAGGGCGGAGGATTAAGTTTGGATGGGTTTATCTGGGGTTACCCGCCGAAATACGCTCAAACCCCATGCGTGTAAGGAAAACAAATGAAAGACTTTAATGTCGCTGCGGTTGATCTATCTGGAATTCTAAATACTGAGCCAGAAGAAAAAGCCAAGCAGGTACCTGACCCTGCAACATATTACTTGTTGTGTATGGTTCCAAAAGCCGAAGAAGAAATTAACGACTCTGGAATTGGGTTGGTAAAAACAGCACAAATGATGCACCACGAGGAACTTCTGTCCCCCGTGTTATTTGTGGCAAAAATGGGGCCTGACGCCTTCAAAGACGAGAAGCGATTTCCAAGCGGCCCAAGCTGCAAGGTAGGCGACTTTATCCTTACTAGGCCCAATACCGGCACGCGGATGAAAATCCACGGTACTGAGTGGCGGCTAATTCATGATGAGTCTGTAGAAGCAGTTGTGCAAGACCCACGCGGCATTCAACGTCCTTAAGGAGTCACCATGGCAACAGAACAAACTACATTTGAATTTCCTGACGAAATCGAGGCGAAGAACTCCCAAGTAGCCCCCGAGTCCGAAGCGGAAATTGAAGTCGTTGACGATACTCCTGCGGCTGACAGACACCGCACTCCTATGAAGGAGGCCCCGGCTCCGGTAACGGACGAGGAGTTGGCTAAGTATTCTGACCAGAAGCTCAAAGACCGGCTGGCCCATATTAATAAGGGCTACCACGAGGAGCGTCGGGCAAAGGACACAGCTATACGTGAGCGGGAAGAAGCCTTGCGTATGGCTGAAGCGGTTGTAGAAGAGAATAAGCGCCTACAGGGCTCCCTAGCTACTAACCAGACAGCTTTACTGGAACAAGCCAAGAAAGTGGTGGAGTCGGAGATTGATAGCGCCCAGCGGGAATATAAGGACGCCTATGAATCCGGGGATACTGATCGGCTCGTTAAGGCGCAGGCAAAGTTAACTACCGCCGCAATCCGGGCAGACAAGGTAAATAATTTTAAGCCCGCCCCTTTACAAGAGCCAAAAACTGTAGTAAAACCCGCGCCAGTATCTGAAATTCATCCTGATACCCAAGCATGGATAGATAACAATCCGTGGTGGGGTAAGAACCGGGGTATGACTGCGTATGCGGTTGCACTCCATGAGGATGTACTGGATTCTGGAGTTCAAAATGGCAGCAAAGAATACTTTGAAGTCATCGACAAGGAAGTGAAAGCAAGGTTCCCTGAAGCATTTGCAGAGGAACCCGCTGATGCGAAACCATCTCAGCGAACAAAGTCAAATGTTGTAGCACCGGCTTCACGTAGTACAGCGCCTAGAAAAATCGTACTTACACAAACGCAGGTAAATATCGCCAAGCGGCTTGGGGTTCCTTTGGAACTTTATGCTCGTAAGGTTGCTGAAGAAATGAGGAAACAAGCATGACTGAACAAATTCGCAAAAGTAGAGAACTTGATACTCGTGAGGCTACTGCCCGTCCTACGCGGTGGAAACCTCCCCAGCTTCTCCCTGATCCAAAACCGGAACATGGGTATGCGTTTCGCTGGATTCGTATTGCTACTTTGGGCAAAGATGATCCGACTAACTTGAATTCAAAGCTTCAGGAGGGCTGGGAGCCCGTGAAAGCATCTGACCATCCCGAAATTCGGTTGTTTGGGGCGTCCAACAAGGACTTTCCGGGCAATATCGTTACCGGTGGTTTGATTCTTTGCAAATCCCCAGTAGAGTTTGTCGAGCAACGTGACGAGTACTTCCGTAACCAATCGGATACCCAAATGAACTCGGTAGACAATACTTTCATGCGTGAGAATAACCCGAAGATGCCTTTGTTCAAGGAACGAAGCTCTAGTGTTACTTTCGGTAAAGGTATTTAATTTTTTGGAGTTTAACTATGGCTTATCCTACAGTTAGCGCCCCATACGGTCTAAAACCTGTCAATCGAATTGACGGTATGCCTTATGCTGGTGCTATTCGTCAGATTCCCGTAGCTGCTGGCTTTGCAACCGCTATTTTTAATGGCGACACTGTACAAGTTGACAGCACCGGCTATCTGGTTCTTTCTTCCACCACCAATTCTGGTGCAGTGGTTGGCGTTTGTCTCGGTGGTCAGTATGTAAACTCTAGCGGTCAAACCGTTCAGGGCCAATATCTGCCTGCTTTGATTTCTACGTCTACCAACCTTGCTTATGCATACGTTGTGGATGATCCTATGGCACTATTCAAAGTAGCCGTGGTTTCGTCTGGCACGACCATGAGTTCCGCAGGTCGCACTGTGGTTGGAACCAACTTGGCCTTGGTACTGAATGCTGGTAACACCACCACTGGTGATTCCGCATTTGCCGTTACCTTGACTGGTGCTGGTACTACCGCGACTATCCCAATCCGTGTTATCGACGTAGTGCCTGAGACTGCTACCGCAGCCGATACCTACACCGAACTATTGGTGAAGATCAACACTCACCAATATAACAACACCACTGGTGTTTAAGGAGTAAATCATGGCTATTTCACGCGCACAACTACTTAAAGAACTGCTCCCCGGACTGAATGCATTGTTTGGTCTGGAGTACGCTAAATACGGCGAAGAGCATAAAGAAATCTACGAAACCGAAACGTCGGAGCGTAGCTTTGAAGAAGAAACGAAACTGTCTGGTTTCTCCGCTGCACCTGTTAAAAATGAAGGCTCTGCCATTCAGTACGACAATGCACAGGAAGCATGGACTGCTCGTTACAACCACGAAACCATTGCCCTTGGCTTCTCCATCACGGAAGAAGCTGTGGAAGATAACTTGTATGACTCACTGTCTGCTCGTTACACCAAGGCACTGGCTCGTGGTATGGCTTACACCAAGCAAGTCAAAGCAGCTTTTGTGCTGAACAATGCATTTACCACTACTGTCGTTTATGGCGATGGCGTGTCTTTATGCAATACAGCACACCCGCTGATTTCTGGTGGCACTAACAGCAATCGTCCTTCCACTGGCGCTGACCTGAATGAGACTTCGTTGGAAAACGCAGTTATTCAGATCGCTGCTTGGACAGACGAGCGCGGCCTGCTGATCGCAGCTAAGCCAAACAAGCTGGTTGTTCCTCCATCTCTGATGTTCGTTGCTACCCGTCTGTTGGAAACCAGCCTCCGTGTTGGTACTACCGACAACGATATCAACGCACTGAAGAACAATGGTTCGATCCCCGGTGGCTACTGCGTTAACCACTTCTTGACCGACACCAATGGCTGGTTCCTGACCACTGACGTACCTAACGGTTTAAAGCACTTTGTGCGTACACCGCTGGCTAACTCAATGGACGGTGATTTTGACACGGGGAACGTGAGATACAAGGCACGCGAGCGTTACAGCTTCGGCGTATCTGACCCACTAGGTATCTTCGGATCGCCCGGTTCGGCATAAAAACCAAGGGTTTACCCCTAGTTTTAAGGCCCTTCGGGGCCTTTTTCTTTGTCTGTTAGTTTTTGAGTAGATTACCTGTGTCGTACCACAACCTATTGGGTATTACCTGTAACTAAACGACTGAAACCATCTTGCACCCCCCTGAAAAATAGTGTATATTGGAGCCACTCCGGGGTTCCCGGTGCATCAAACTGTCCCGGCAGACGACATACCGATTGATGCACTTCACTTGTATGTAAGGAATTATCATGGGATTCGCAACTCATCTCGGCCCTTGGCTGCTTGGCACGGTTAAAAACACCACAGGCACTACTGCTGGCACGATCCGCAACATGGGCGCAACTATCGTTGCCCAGACCTACACCGCAGCCACAGCCACTATTTTGGCATCCCCCACCGCAGTACAGATGTTTGTCCTGCCCGCAGGAGCCAAGATTGTTCGTTTTGGCCTTGAAGTCAATGTTGCGCTGACTGGCGCAACAAACTGCGGCGTTACCATCGGTAGCAGCGGCACTGCCAACTTGTACATGGCTTCGGTTAACACCGGCACTTCAGCGGTTCAGACTTCCCCCGCTACCATCGCTGCGGCTACTTCAGGCGTTTATGACAGCATTGGCACAACTGATGCGATCATCTTTGGTACGTTTACCGCAGCTACTGCGGATGCTACTGCCGGTACGATTACTGTCACTGTTGAGTACATCGTTCGTGACTCTGACGGTTCAGCCAACCCAACCGCTACACAGCAGTAATTAATCTCAGGGGCTTCGGCCCCTGTTCTAAAGGAGATTGATTATGGGTATGCAATATGATGTTAAGTCGCAACACGCGGCTGTTTCTGGCTTGATGGTTCCGTACCGAACTCGTTTAAAAGGGGCTGTAATATTTCCTTTCAGCGGTGCTACGGGCTACTCGGCTTTTGTTGATAACACCTCGATTGCTGGTACGTACGCACGCGCCACAACCACCGCAACTGTAACCGCAGCAAACCACGGTTTGTCTACGGGGCAGTGGGTGTACTTGGACTGGGATTTGACTGATAACCCCTACCAAGTAACTGTGACAAACTCCAACGTCTTTACAGTAACTGTGGCAGACAGCGGCGCAGCAAGCGGTAACGTAACTGTGTACAACAAGATGTTGCTTCAGGCCGATGCCTCAAACGCTACGGCGTATAACTTAATCATTCCCGGAGAAGGCATTTTGTCCGATAACGGCATTCGAGTGTTTTTGGCAGCAAGCATTCACTGCACGGTGTTCTATGGCTGATAAGAGCTTTAACTTGGTGGGGCGCAAGCTTATGCTTGCTATCCCGTGTTATGACGGCAAGGTCAATATCAGGACTGCGTTTGCTATAGCTCAACTCGTTCCCAAGTTGGACAAGATGGGTGTCCAGATTCATCTGGTTCATTTGTCTGGATGTTCTATCATCTCCAAAGCGCGTAATAAGTTGGTGCGCAACTTCATGGAAACAGACTGCACTGACATGTTGTTTGTAGACGCAGATGTAGTCATTAACGTAGAAGCTGTAACCCGGTTGTTAGCCCTGTCCACAGACAAAGATGTGGTTGCTGGTACGTACCCGCGCCGCGCAGACGATGCCAAGTTTTTCCTTGACTTCTACTTGGATGAAAATCACCAGCTAGAGTTTGATGAGAATGGCCTGATGCGCGTAGAAAGCGCCCCTACAGGGTTCATGCTTATCCGCCGCCATGTAATTGAACACATGATGGAAAAACATCCTGAGTGGCGTTACGCCGGGGATGGTGACGGTGAAGACGAATACGCTATCTTTGACTTCCTGTTGATTGACGGGCAGTACATTGGCGAGGACTATGCCTTCTGCCGTCGCGCTCGTGAGGAAGGGTTTAAGATTTATTTAGACCCTATGATTAGTTTGCCGCACATAGGCTCAAAAGAATTCACCCGTAACTTTGAACAAGATGCCTTGCAGCCGCTCCTCAAGGAACATGCACGGCTTAAACTTAAAGTAGCAAATGGCTAAGAAAACCCCATCCCTTGCAGTAGGCCGTGGCGAGAAGCTACCGGTCTCCAAGGGGGCAGGCTTGACTGCAAAAGGTCGAGCTAAATATAACGCGGCAACAGGCAGTAACCTCAAAGCTCCACAGCCCCAAGGTGGCAAGCGCAAGGATTCATTTTGTGCGCGGATGTCTGGTATGCCGGGGCCGATGAAAGACGAGAAGGGCAAACCAACCCGGAAAGCCGCTTCACTAGCTAGATGGAAGTGTTGATATGACTGACAGCGCAATACAAACCGCCCGCGAACTTGCTACTCATGCAGCAGATATTGAGCATTTGCAAAGAGATATGGACAAGCTGGTTGCTAGCGTAACCGAAATGCAAAAGACGCTTTCTGAAATCAACAAAACGCTGTCTGAAGCCCGAGGTGGATGGAAAGTCTTGATGCTTGTGGGCGGTGCCAGCGGCACCCTTGGAGCGGGGATCGTACAGATCGTTCACTGGTGGAGCAAGTAGTGCCATCGACCAGTAAGAAGCAGCACAAATTTATGGAAGCGGTGGCAAACAACCCATCGTTTGCCAAGAAGGTAGGAGTCCCACAGTCCGTGGGCAAAGATTTTTCAACTGCGGACAAGAGCCGCAAATTTTCTAAAGGTGGTGATACTATGGCTAAGATGAACCCCGGTTTTATGGCAATGATGGCTAAGAAAAAAGCTGGAACCAAAGCAGAAATGCCCATGAAGAAAATGGCTGCTGGCGGTTTTACCCGTTCTGCGGACGGTATTGCGTCCAAAGGCAAAACTAAAGCTAAGCAAATCACAATGAAAAAGGGCGGCATGGCCTGCTAAGGAGTACTACGATGAAAACCAAACGCTATGACGGTGAAGAGGGTAGTGAAGTAATTGACGATTTAGAACAAGCCAATAAGGGCGAAAATCTTGATACTACTCCCGGCCCTGTTGCTAAACGCACGCCTATGGTTACCAAGGAGCAGCTTGCTGCGTCCGGTCTTAGCCTGCGCGACTACCTGAATAAGCAGCAAGGTTTGACTCGTCGCGGCGGCTCTGAGAAATCAACCCGTATGCCCGCACGCCCCGGGCAAGAAGATTCAGTATCCAGTAATGAAGGTCGAAATAACCCCCGCGTTAGTAAACCCGGTATGTATAGCAAGACCATTAAAGATATAAAAGGTATATTCAAAGGCCCTCGTCGTAACGATGATAGCGACAAAATGGCGTCGCGTATGGGGGTTAACCCTAATACGTTATTGCCCAGCCGCATGGCCTCTGGCGGGTCGGTAGGTTCTGCATCCAAACGTGCTGATGGTATTGCCCAACGAGGTAAAACCAAAGGCAAAATGTGCTAAGGAGCCGTCATGGCTGATTACAAATACCCTAACTCTACGCCGGTAGATGAGCCTGTAGCTAAGAAGCCTAAGCCTAAACCCAAGCCAAAGCCCACAATGTATCCTGACTCTGTGCCTGTTGATGAGCCGGTAAAGAAGATGGCTATGGGTGGCTCTGCATCTAGCCGTGCCGATGGTTGTGCCCAGCGCGGTAAAACCCGAGGAATGATGCGGTGAGAGCCAGTCGCGGTATGGGAGCTATCTCCCCCTCCAAAATGCCAAAGGGCAAGAAAATGCCCCGTAGGGATGACACTGACTTCACGCAGTACGCTGAAGGTGGTACGGTTAACGCTGCGGCGAACTACACCAAGCCAAGCCTTCGTAAGCGTATCGTGTCTCAGGTAAAAGCAGCGGCTACTCAAGGTACTGGCGCAGGGCAATGGAGCGCGAGAAAAGCCCAGCTTGTAGCTAAGAAGTACAAGGCTTCTGGTGGAGGGTACAGAGATTGAAAGCACCGCAGCAATCCCTTAAAAACTGGGGCGACCAGAAATGGCGCACCAAGTCGGGAAAGCCTTCGTCAAAAACAGGTGAGCGGTACTTACCTGAAGCTGCTATAAAATCTCTTAGTCCATCTGAATACGCAGCTACCACCAAAGCAAAGCGTGCGGGCAAAGCGGCAGGTAAGCAATTTGTGGCACAGCCTAAAACCATAGCAAAGAAAACAGCAGGATTTAGATAATGGCTACTTCGGGAACCGCTACTTTTAACCTCGACCTCACGGAAATCGT